GTAAAATCAAATTAGGTGAAAAAGAATACTATCTTTGTAGAGAGATGGATTTAGAAATGATTATAAAATAATAAAATATGGCAAATATATTAGGTCAACAACCACCAAAACAAAAAGTAGATATTTCAAATTCAGTTCCAATGTTATGTCCTCATTGTGGATATGATGTTTTCATTAGTGGTACGAAATTCAGAAAGTTATCTAAATTAGCATTTGGTGGAGAACAAGATATGGTTATCCCATTCGAAGTATTAGTATGTGGAGAATGTGGTGAAGTAAATCACGAAATGTCTGCATTAGAATTACAAGCTTTAGAACATAAAGATAAATTAAGTAAAGAACAAAATGGGTAAATCATTATTTGACCATATTAAAGCAATCACAACCGAACAAGACCCAAAATATTGGGATAAATTAGATGAGGGTGATAAAAAGACTTGGTCTAATTATATGGTACATAGATTTTTGTCGATGAACCCAGATTGGATACAATTCTTATCAGAATTACAACCTTATACCCAAACATTAGAGCCAAAACAATTGTATTTGGCTCTAATTGGTATTCTACCAAAGGGAAAATACTACTTACGATATGTTAAGGGTAAAAAAGAAGATGCTTATGAAAAATGGTTAATAGAATTGGTAATAAAAGATTACCAATGTTCCAAATTTCAGGCAGAAGAATATTTAGAAATTTTATATGCTACCAAAGAAGGTAAAGAACATATAAAATACATTTGTGAAAAATATGGAGTAGAATCCAAAGAAATAACCAAATTAAAACTTAAAATTTAATTTGGTTTTTTCATATATTTTTCGTATATTTGTTATATAAAAAGATAATAATGGCAAGAGTAAGTTATAGTCAGTATGGAATGTGGACAAGTTGTCAACAACAATTCAAACTAAGTTACATAGATAAGTTAGGAGAATCCTCCGCTAATATCCATACCATATTTGGTTCGGCAATGCACGAAACCATCCAACATTTCCTTTCCGTTATGTATGGGGTATCCAAAAAACAGGCATTATCGCTTGATTTGGAATTGATGTTAAAGGATAAATTAGTAGAACATTTTACTGCTGAGAAAGCTAAAATGACAGAAGGAACTCCATGTGAGAAAGAAGAGTTAGAAGAATTCTTCGGTGATGGCAGACAAATCCTTACTTATTTCAAATCTAAATTAGATAAACTTTATACTAAGAGTGGATTTGAATTAGTATCAATTGAATTACCCTTAAACGCAGAGGTAAGACCAGGTGTTAATTTTGTAGGGTTTATTGATATTGTATTAAAAGATGTTTCATCTGGTGATATTATTATCATTGACCTTAAAACATCCACACGAGGATGGTCTGATTCTCAAAAATCAGATAAAGTAAAAACTTCACAAATGTTGTTGTATAAGAAATTCTATTCAGAAAAATACAACGTTCCCTTAGATAAAATCAAAGTAGAATATCAAATTCTAAAACGTAAGATTAGTGAGAAAGCTGATTTCCCAATCCCACGTATTTCCAAATTTGTTCCACCGAATGGTAAACCATCGGTAAACAATGCTTGGAAAGGATTTATGGAATTTGTAGATAGTGTTTATGATGAAGAGGGTAAGGTAAAGCAAGTAGATTTCCCTACGAATAAATCCAAATCATGTGATTGGTGTGAGTTTAAGACTCGAAAAATATGCCCAATTTGGCAATAATTTTTTCTTTTTTATATATTTGTATATATTTATACATATACATAAAAGGAGAGAGTTATGACAAACACAAAATTAACAACAGTAAAAATCGTAAAGGATGTTTACTCAAAATTCAAACAACTTTCGTTTGATTCTAATATCACACTACAAAAGTTAGTTAATCGTTCAATCAACAAATACATAGAGGACGAAACTTTTAGAACTGAAATCAACGAATATTCCGAACTACACACTAGTGGTTCACAATTTTAATTTTATTTTAAATGGCAGAACAAAGAAAGAAAAAGAAAATTCTTTTACTATCAGATGACTTTAGAATGTCTTCTGGTATAGCAACTGTATCCAAAGAACTTATTTTTGGTACATTAGACAAATACGATTGGGTACAATTGGGTGCAGCAGTAGAACACCCAGAAAGTGGTAAAGAAATTGATTTGGGTGAAGATGCTAGAAAAATATCAGGCATTACAGATGCATCAGTAAAAATCATTCCATATAGTGGTTATGGCGATGCAAACATTTTGCGTGAATTGATTATGAGACACCAACCTGATGCAATTTTACACTTTACTGACCCTCGTTATTGGAGATGGTTGTACGAAATGGAAGCAGAAGTAAGACAAAATGTTCCTATTTTCTTCTATCACATTTGGGATGATTTACCAGACCCACAATACAATAGAGATTATTATGAATCTTGTGATTGGTTAGGATGTATTTCCAAACAAACATATGGTATTGTAAAAAGAGTAGGTCAAAGAACTGATAAAGTTACATTCAACCCATTAGAAGATTGGCAAGTAAGTTATGTACCTCATGGTATTAACTCAACTACATTTAAACCAACCGAAGTACCTGAAGATTTCCGTAAACAAATTTTAGGAGATAAAGATTACAAATTCATTTTATTTTGGATGAATCGTAATATCAGACGTAAACAACCATCTGATGTAATTTGGGCATATAAACGATTTGTAGATGGATTACCTGCAGAAGATAGAGATAAAGTTTTATTATTGATGCATACTGCACCAATTGACCAAAACGGAACAGATTTATATGCAGTTAAGGAAACCATTTGTCCAGATTATGAAGTTAAGTTTTCAAGTGCACGAATTTCACAAGAACAATTAAATTGGTTCTATAATCTATCTGATGCTACAATTAACATTGCAGGTAATGAAGGATTTGGATTGGTAACTGCGGAATCGGTAATGGCTGGAACTCCAATCATTGTAAACGTAACTGGTGGATTACAAGACCAATGTGGATTTACTTTAAATGGTAAGGAATTAACTGCAGAAGATTATGTAAAGATTGGTTCGTTGCATGATGTTAGAGAGTGGGGTGATAAAGTAGAACATGGAGAATGGGTTAAACCAGTATTCAGTAAAGTTCAAACCTTAGTAGGTTCAGTTCCAACACCATATATTATCGATGATAAGGTGGATATTTACGAAGTTTCGGATGCAATCCGTTATTGGTATGATATTCCTGCAAAAGACCGTAAAAATAGAGGTTTAGCGGGCAGAGACTGGATGAATAAAGAAGATGGTTTGAATAACAAATATATGTGTAAAACACTTGTTGATGGTATGGATACGGCGATGGAGAATTGGAAACCAAAAGAACGATATAATTTATACAAAATAGCATAAAATGAAAGTAAAAATAAAAAAAGTACATCCTGATGCGGTAATTCCTCAATACGCAAAAGAAAGTGATGCAGGATTAGATTTGGTGGCAACATCAATTAAAGAAAATACTACATTTCAAATAACATACGGATTGGGTATTGCATTAGAGATACCTGAAGGATTTGTAGGATTAGTATTCCCTCGTTCATCAATCAGAAATACGGAACTTACATTGAGTAATTCGGTAGGAGTAATAGATTCTGGTTATAGAGGAGAATTACAAGCAACTTTTAATAAATCAAATGGATTAGATTCTATTTCCTATAAAGTTGGAGATAGAGTTTGTCAGATTATGATTATTCCACATCCTATTATAGAATTATTTGAAGTAAATGAATTATCTGAATCCGCAAGAGGTGAAGGTGGATTTGGTTCAACTGGTAAATAGTATGAGCAAACCTATATTCATAATAAGACTTCCTGGTACATGGGAACAAGAAAGAATAGAAAGAGCTAGAGAAAGTGTGTATAAAACACAAGGACTAGCAGATGATTATTACATATTTGTGTTGGGTGATAGTGAAGTTGAAAACGTAAAGTTTGAAATGTTTAATTCACCACATCAACCATCTACATTACAAAACATCACAAAATTGGTTGAAATGTCAATTGAGAGATGTATAAAACAAGAAG